AAAATAAAACATCCAGAAACAGCAAGAAACGAATTATATGATCACAACCAAGCAAGCGAATACGACTCGAATTGCTAGCAGACCTAGCCTCTCAGCTTTGCTCTAGTCCTTTCCCGCGCACTCGCAAGCAACAAGCACACATTTCGGTCACAACTTAAAGAGGGTTCGACTCTCTTCCGAAATGGCGCTCCCGACCATATACATCGGTTCCATCCCTGTCGCGCTCGACAGCTGCTATCTAGAAGAACCGCGCGTACCATTTTGTGACGAATGGCATAACATTCATTTCCACGAAACGTACCTCAGTGCGGAAGATTACCAGCTCAGTGCAGCCATGGAGATCACAGATTACGACTACAAAGTTTCTACAGCGTTCGCCCGTTTTGAGGCAACAGAGCCAATACCATTGAAAGCGAACACACCTCTCATTCAAACTACCCATAATGAAGCCTACGATCTTGAGCATATCATAGAACCATATGCACAAGCCTATCATAAGCTACTCAAGAAGAAGACAGTACGAGAGCGTGTCACGGCAGATGTAGACTCTCTGATGCGTTTTGTTAGAAATAACATGCGAGTTGATCAAACCGTGGAAGTTATTGATAAAAGGGTTGCTGCCTTCAAGCGTGAAGGCAGGAGCAAAATCTGGAGAGCACAAGTAATACATTTGCATGGGCACAAGACCAACAAAGATCTCGCAGAAGGTGAAACGATAAATCGTTACATCGACGCATGTGCTACCAAGGAACTCCCCGTAGTCGTTACCTATGGTGACAGCGGGAAAATCTACAAGAGCGGCACCTCAAACATTGTCGTCCGAGGGGTGCATGACGGGAAGGTCTACGACGCACGTGAGTACATTCCAACAAACATGGTCCTTCAGCTCGAGCATTTTAGCGAACGCGTTTTGTCCGACGAAGAGGAGAGCACGCATAACAACACAGACTCAGAGGACCTCTTGCAGATGAACATCGCTAGTGGCTGGTTAGCCCCTGTGCACATTTGTGACAAAGATCATCCACAACTACTCGACGACCGGTTTAGGGACGAGTTCTATCACGGACTGTTCCAATGCATTGACCTCAGATGTCTGCAATGCATAATGGCATCTGGACGGCGAGACGGCCACGCCATACGAACCCAGCTGGCAGAGAGTAACGTATTCTCTCTTATACATAGCAGCGATAATTGGCGTCACATAAGCAGAGTTTTAACGGCTCTAATTTCAGAGGAACACATGGTTTTCGATCCACCAAAACTCGAAGGAGTGCACAATCTCATAAAGGGCGAAATGGATGGTCAATTTGTGCAATTGCGCAGCATCGTGAGTAGTCTGTGTCAAGCATCTGGTGGTGATAACCTGGCATTGCGGAGAATTCACGAACCACTTCTTGAATTAGCAAGACATCTGCTCAAGAATAAACGCGAACGCACGGAAGACCACACCTTGTTTCGCAACACATACGTCCCAAGACCACTCCAGTACAGTCAAATCATTGGCGATAATCTCATCGCACACGGAGATCAAGAATTCTGGGGAACTAACTCCGTCGCCATGATGAGTGTATACCAAACGTACTACAGGACATGCGGCGCAACGGAAATAACTTCTATTGATACATATCGAAAGAATCCGAACGGATCAAGGAAAATAGCAACTAAGTTACTAACCGTCAAGAGGAGCCCATCTGACTTTCGTGGGCAACTTACAGCTGATCGCATTCCACAAGGTGGCATTGCCAACCACTGCATTGCACGCACCCACAATACATACAAACATGCAATCTCTTGCGTCACAGATTCGAAGGGATCACCAATTGAGTCAGACATAATCTTACCAGCCGCTGGGTTCACTTTCACCGATGGTGAAGATTTGCTACGAATGCCACGAACAGGGCAGGGGCTATGTGTGGCAAAGAATGGCTATTGCTACCTCAACATCTTCATGAACATGTTCACCCAAGTTAAGTCGCTCCAAGCACAAGGTTTAGCCAAACGCATCAATGCAATAGCTGAACTACTCGGTCCGTGGCCAACCATGCTCGATGTGGCCACAAGTTGTATGCAACTAGCGCTTTTCTACCCAACAGTCGCAGAGGCAGGTCTCCCACGAATCTTGGTTGACCATACCTCTCGAACATTGCATGTGGCAGACATGTTCGGTTCACTCACAACAGGTTACCACGTACTTAAAGCCGAGCTGGTTCGCCATCTGATGCTCTTTGCTGACCCTACAATAAACTCCGAACTAAAGAATTATAGAGTTGGCGGTCGACAAGATCTGGAACCACTCAAGGCTCTCATAAAGGCAAGTATGAACAGACAAGAGTTTGTAAAACTACTTGATGACGACCCCTACATGCTTTTGTACGCAACATTATCCCCGCGCGTGCTGTGGCAGCTTCATGTAAGCGGCTCATACGAAACAGCCATGCGGCATTTTATTAGCAAAGGAAGCGAACTACATGTCATGGTAGGGATTCTTGATGCCTTGGCACACAAAAGCACGCAAGCAAAAGCCTTGATGCAGCAATATTACAGTATGCGGATGAACATCGATAGAGCTCTGGAATTTATTGCAGGACAAGGACCCCAAACTGGCACGAGCACTCTCGCACAAGCCCAGACAGCCATCAGCATTTTGCGCCAGGATATCTCATCGAATGAACAGCTTTTGATGGAGGGGTTCACTGCACACCTAGCTGGGCGAACAGTGCAGGAAAAAATGCTAGAAGAGGCGTGCGATCAGTGTTTCAAAGAATTGCCATTACTGCAAAAATCGCTTATACGATATCGCTCATTACGCTCATACCTCTGTCAAAGCCCAACCATGTTCGAGAAACTAGGGAACGGTTTGTCAGGAACATTGAGCACATATACGCAAGCGTCTTTGGTCACAGCAAAGCGTATCGGTGCGAAGATATGCAGCATCCCCACTCGGGTTTCGGAAAAAGTGCGCGAACAACTGTGTTTGATAGCCCAACGTGGAATTATCGCGAGCGTGAAAACCGCCATTCCCAACGTTTCTAGTTACTTGGGCTTGGCAGCAGTGGTGACAACCGTATTCTCTATGTTAGCAACCTTACACCACTTGTTCGTAGGGTACTCAAAATATAGGCGCACGCAGGCTTTGGAGCAGCAGTCAGATCGTTTAGAACTAATCGCACTCAAATATAACGCATACTGTATCGAGAAGGATTTGCAAGCAGTCGATGACTTTGAAGACCTCTATAGGTACATCGCAAAGTCTAACGAAGGTCTGGCAAAGTATACAAGGGAACTGTTCGAGGGAAGAATCACGCTCCAAGCAAAAACGACACTACAAGTGCAACTCGAAAAGGCAATTGCAATAGCGGTCGTTATAATGATGTACTTCGACAGCGTCAAGAGCGATGTGCTGTACAACACTCTCTCCAAACTGAAAGGCGTGTTTTCAACGTTGGGGCAGGAAACTATAACACTACAAAGTGATGAGCGCACAATCCTCGATCAATTGATGAAAGGTGAAGAGGAAAGCAAGACAGTCCAGTTCAGTCTCGTTCAACACGAAGCCACTGAGCCGTCTGGCTGCGACGAAACCTTCCAGCAATTTTGGAGTTCACAAGTCAATAGCATGCGCACTACACCACATTTTTGGAGCAATAACAAGTTTCTCGAATTCACGCGGGAAACAGCGGACCAGATGGTGCAAGAACTAGCCAGCTCCAATGACAGAGAGTTTACAGTCCGTGGGCCGGTCGGTTCGGGGAAATCAACCGCGCTACCATTCAAACTTACTGGTTATGGCAGAGTGTTGGTACTGGAACCAACACGACCATTGGCCCGCAACGTTTGGGAACAACTAAACCAGCCAATATGGGGCAATCTCCACGCAACACTGAAAATGCGGCATGACGTACAGCTTGGCGATCCACGCATATCTGTTATGACGACAGGTTTCGCATTTCAGCATTTAGCCCACAACCTCAGCGAAATCAAAACATACCAGTACATCATGTTCGATGAATGTCATGTTCCAGATGCTTACGCCAACGCCTTGGTCTCGTTGTTGAGACAGGCCGCTTGCAAAGCAAAATTGCTATTTGTGTCGGCCACCCCAGTGGGACGCGAAGCACCCTTTAAGCCACCTCATCCAGTGAACGTAATCTCAGCTGAAGCAGCTGGAATTGCACAATTTGCAAAGGAGCAAGGGAGCGGAAGCAAAATTGATGCCACAGCACATGGATGCAACATCCTTGTGTATGTTGCGAGCTACAACGATGTCGACACATTGAGCACTGAACTCACGAACAAACAATTCCAAGTCACGAAGGTTGACGGGCGCACTATGAAGAAAGGGGTTGCAGGGATTGACATGCATGGCACACCCAACAAACCACACTTTTGTGTTGCCACAAACATAATTGAAAACGGCGTGACACTAGATGTCGATGTTGTGGTTGACTTTGGACAGAAGATAACACCAAGCCTCGACAGCGACAACCGCATCATAACCTGTCAACGTGTGGCGGTTACAACTGGAGAACGTATTCAAAGAGGTGGACGGGTTGGGAGGAACAAACCAGGAACTGTCATCAAACTAGGGAAAGTCCAAACGTCAGCGGGGACAGTCCCCGAAATCATAGCCACGGAGGCCGCCTTCCTAGCATTTGCACACAACCTCCCGTTGATGACTGTAAATGTTGACTCAACATTCCTAGCCAATTGCACGAGAAGACAAGCCCAGACGATGACACAATTTGATCTTCCAATCTACCTCACAAAACAACTCGTACATTACGACGGAACAGTCCATCCCAAGATCATGCAAGTTCTTCAGCCGTACACATTGAGAAACTGTGCTATCAAAACCTCGAACGCAGCACTCCCCTGGAATGCATCAGCAACATGGTTAACTGTCGCGCAGTACAATAGACTTGGGGCTCACACAGACCTGGAGGACGATGTCAAGATACCGTTTTATGTCAACGACGTGCCGCCTAAGGTTTATAGAGGCATATGGAACGCCGTACTCACAAGCAAGCCTGTAAGCTCGACGGTCTTACTGCGGTCAATCCCCTGCAACACTACAGTGGTGACTTTGCAAGCGGACCCCGCTTCCATTGGGCGTAGCCTCTTGCTGATCAATGAACTCATTGCTAGTGAGCAGATCAAACAACACGAAATAGGAGCCGTACTTGAAAACCCTGGATTTTTCACTGGGACACTCTCAGCATTGGCATCGCGTGTCCGCAACCGCTATATCCATAGCGATTGTAAAAACAATATTCAAAAGTTACAGGAGATCAAGGCGCAGCTCGAAGAATGTAAGACCTTCACAGCCGATCAGCTCACCGAAGAAATGGTTAAACAGTATAGCGGACTTGGCGTAATCAACCTTCAAAGCAAGGAAGAAATCATCAAGCACTTGAACCTCGAATACACCTATGATGGTAGGCGCGTAACTCAAGACATTCTGCTTGGACTGGGTATACTCGGGGGAACGGCTCTTATGCTCTGGGAATACATAAAATACACCGTTAAGGATCGCGTGTACCTTGAAGCTTCTGATAGGATCCAGGGGCAAGATTTTATCTCTGAGATCAAAGCCCGATCAGCCAGACTTCGAGTAGAAAGCGAAGCCAGTCTCGACCTTGAGGGATACGGGAAACGTGCACGTCAAAAACAACGCTATCAACAGCAGCGTGAGAGGAAAGAGACACATGGAACCACACGTGACTTTGAGGACGGTCTAGCAAGTTACGGCAAACGCAAGGCAAAGGGAAAGCAAATTGAGGGAACGATCAAGAATCGCTTTGTCAACATGTATGGGTTTGCCCCAGAGGAATACCAACTTGCGCGGTTCTTGGACCCAGTCACCGGCTACACAGTTGATAGACCAGTCCAAGGCCTTGACTTTGACGAAGTAAGGGATGCATTTGAAGAGACACGAACAGCACTACACGAAGATTCAGCACTCACACCCGGAAACTATCTAGTGCCACAAACAGTACGGGCGTACCTTGTGAACACAAATCTGAACAAAGCCATCCAGTTTGACATAACCCAGCACGATAGTGATCTGCAGTGTCAAAATGGACGCAGGGCAGGCTTCACGACTCACGATGGTGAATTACGACAAACGAGTAGACATCAGGAAATTGAAATAAATCAGGTCCCACCACCAAATGCATTCAATGGCATCCAGCTTGAATGTAAATCAGTGGCCAGAGGACCAATCGATATAACCCCATTTGCAAATCATATAGTGCATATTGAAACAAAGGGGATAACGCGTGATGGAAACACTACCACTATGAATGTCCGTGGTGTAGCTTATGGTGAGTTCGTCGTAGCTCCATCTCATGCGTTCAAGGAAGGAATGGAATTGATCAAGTTCAAAACTTCTCGTGGCGATTATATCAGCAAGATAGCCGGTGTGCTACAGATGACACATCTCGAAGGGAGAGACATGCTCATTGTCAAAATTCCTTCGGACATGCCCATCTTTTCGAAGAAGCTGAAGTTCAGAGGACCAACCAACGGTGAGAACATAGCCCTCATTGATTCAACTTACACAACTAAGGAGCACAGACCACTACTCTCAGCGGTCAGCGCAACTTACAAGAAAGGAAATAGTCTCTGGGCACATAGCATTTCGACCCAGAAAGGCCATTGCGGTTGCCCGCTCGTGGCGATGAAGGATCTAATGGTTGTAGGGATACACACAGCGGCCCACGACGTTCTCAACATAAACTATTACACCACATTCCCACTCGACTTTGAGCACATACTCGAATCGAAGGAAACCAAGTGGGTCACACGATGGTGCTTTAACCCCGATCTCATTGATTGGGGTGGCATGAAGTTGAGCCAAGGACAAGAAGAAAAGGGCATTAGCCCAGACAGACTCTTTAAAGCATTGGAACTTCAAAGCAAGGAGGAAACAGAGACCTGGTTCACAAAGCAAATCAACCCAAACCTGAAGCAGGTCGGAACCCTTAAGAACAACCTCATCACCAAACACATCATCACGGGACCCAACCACATATTCCACACTTACCTACAATGTGACGAAAGGGCGAACAAATTTTTCACACCACTGCTCGGCAACTACTTGCCAAGCCGTCTCAACAAGGATGCCTTCATCAAGGACATTAGCAAGTATGCCACTCCAATCCCTGTTGGAAATTTGGATATCGTGCAATTCCAGGTCGCGATCGACAACACTATAAGAACCCTCTCAGAGGCCGGTATCACTGAGTGCTCCTATGTCACAGACAGTCAGGCTATCTTTCGCTCATTGAATCTTGATGCTGCAACTGGCGTTCAATACGGTGGCAAGAAGAGTGCTTTCTTTGAAGGTTGGAGTGAAGAGAAATTCGAGTTGTACCACAAGATGAGCATGAAGCACCTCTTTGAAGGGAAAATGGGCATCTGGAATGGTTCTCTTAAGGCAGAGCTACGCCCACTCGAGAAGGTAAGTGCTAACAAGACTAGAGTGTATACAGCAGCACCTGTTGATACACTTCTCGCCGCGAAAACCTGCGTTGACGATTTCAACAATCAATTTTATGCACACCACCTTGAAGGACCATGGACAGTCGGCATCACCAAGTTCCGTCTCGGCTGGGACAAGTTTCTAAACAAATTACCAGAGGGCTGGCTATATTGTCATGCTGATGGTTCACAATTTGATAGCTCTCTCACGCCATACCTTCTCAATGCCGTGTGCTTGATCCGCTTACATTTTATGGAGGATTGGGAAGAAGGCGCTATTATGTTGCAGAACCTATACACCCAGATTGTGTATACACCCATAGCCACACCGGATGGGTCAGTCATAAAGAAGTTTCGTGGGAACAATAGCGGCCAACCATCAACAGTTGTCGATAACACTATGATGGTTATGCTAGCCATGGAATACGCTAAGTCCTTCACATCACACGAAGGTGAATGGGTGCGTTATTTCGCAAATGGTGATGACCTTGTCATTGCATTAAGACCGGGAACTGAGGATTTTCTCGAGAACCTAGCGGAACACTTTGGCAACCTCGGACTGAAGTACACATTCGCAAACCGCACCAAAGAACGGGAAGACATTGACTTTATGTCCCATGCGGGAATAAAACGGAATGGCGTTTACATCCCAAAACTTGACCAAGAACGGATTGCTGCAATACTGGAATGGGAGCGTAGTCCCCAGCCCGAAAATAAGCTAAGCGCCCTTGTTGCCGCATTGGTTGAAGCGTATGGATATGACGAACTGGAAAACGAGATCAGACGCTTTTATGCTTGGCTCATCGAACAACACCCGTATCAGGAGATAGCACGGAATGGTAAAGCCCCCTATCTGTCGCATGCAGCACTCAAGAACTTATACGAAAACACAGCACTCACGGACGAGGAGATCCGTGAATACATGCAAGCGTTCATCGCAGCTCCACCGATGGAAGATGTAATAACACTTCAAGCTGATATCACTGACGGCGACGCAGAAGGCAGCAAAGGTAAGGGCACCGAGGGTGATGCAGAAAACGCAGCCCAAGACATTGTCGATGGCTCCCACGGCGGTGAAACCTACAACAAACCGAAAGTCGACGACTCTAAGTCACTCATTAGATGGCCAAAGATCAAAGGAAAAGATGCACTCAACAAGAACCACCTCGCCAAATATAAGTACGACAGCCACCAACTCACAAATAAGAAGTCTACTCAAGAACAGTTTGAGAATTGGTACACGTCAGCACAAGAGGCTTTGCAACTTAGCGACACTGATTTCCAGCTCGTCATGAATGGGTTCATGGTCTGGTGCATCCACAATGGAACGTCGGCCAAGCAGAGCGGTAGCTTCAAGGTAATCTTTGACGATGGTGAGCAGACATATCCTATCCAAGCGTTCCTTGCTCAGGCAACACCAACACTGCGCGCAAACATGATGCATTTCTCAGACGTGGCGCAAGCGTACATACGTAAACAGAACGAAACCCGCAAGTTTATGCCAAGGTGGGGAATACTACGTGGGCTCCATGATATAAGTTACGCTGAGTATGCATTTGATTTCTACGAAATCACAAACGAGACCCCCGATATTGCACGTGAACTCCACACGCATATGAAGGCTGCAGCACTACGCAATTCGAACAATAAAACGCTTGGTTTGGATGGGAATGTCACAAGCAATGCATTTAGAGCCATCGATCATGAAGTTGTCACAGACAACCACCCCACCATCCAGAACTAAGGACACACCACATCCACCCCGCGTTCACGAGAGTGTGTAGACACCCCACCCGCAGATTACTAGGGTTTATTTCAACCTTTGGTATGAGAAAACCCAAGAGCGTGTAGACGCCGTTACCATCAAACCACCAAGGGAGTAGAGCGTGGCCACCACCAACCACTACACCCTTGCAGAGGGTTTAAAAAAAAAAAAAAAAAAAA